TTCTCTATGGTTAATGTTATTCCATAAAGATAAGAACGTCCTAGCTTTAGCAACTACTCAGGCTACGGCTCGTAACCTTGTAACCAAAGTAACCTTCATGTATGATGAGTTACCTAAATGGTTAAAACTACCAGCAGTAGAGAAAAACAAATTATCACTTAGATTAAAAAACGGTTCAAAAGTACAAGCTAAATCATCTTCCCCTGATGCTGCAAGATCTGAAGCGGTATCGTTACTCCTTATGGATGAGGCCGCCTTTATAGATAACGTAGACGAAACCTTTACTGCAGCTCAACAAACCTTAGCGACGGGTGGTCAATGTATGGCACTGTCTACTCCTAATGGTATTGGTAACTGGTTCCACCAAACATGGGAAAGAGCTGAAACAGGAGAAAACTCATTTTTACCTATCAGACTACCTTGGACAGTACATCCGGAAAGAGATCAAAAATGGAGAGATATACAAGACGGTGATTTAGGACCTAAGATGGCAGGACAGGAATGTGACTGTGACTTCTTAGCTTCTGGAGATACAGTATTTGAACCAGAAGATATGGCATTCTATGAAGAGACCTATCAGAAGGATCCTTTGGAGAGAAGAGGTGTAGACGGTAATTTATGGATATGGGAAGGAGTAGACTATAGTAAGTCTTATATGGTAGTAGCCGACGTCGCTAGAGGGGACGGACAGGATTATTCTGCCTTTCATATCTTCGATGTAGATAATGCTGTTCAAGTAGCTGAATATAAAGGTAAGCTATCACCAAAAGAATTCGGAAATGTATTAGTAGGAATAGCATCAGAATACAACGATGCATTATTAGTATGTGAAAATGCTAATATAGGATGGGCTACTATAGAACAAATACTTGAAAGAGAGTATAGAAATATGTACTACAGTTCTAATAATAACCAAGAAACTGTAGAAACGTATATGAGTAAGTTTGAAAGAGACAAGTTGGTTCCTGGTTTTACAATGTCTGTTAGAACTAGACCTTTAGTTATTGCAAAGATGATTGAGTATGTAAGAGATCATTCAGTTACTATACAATCTAAAAGATTGCTTCACGAAATGAGAGTATTTATCTGGAGAAACGGCAAGGCACAAGCACAAGATAGATATAACGATGACCTTATTATTTCTTTCGCAACCGGATTATACGTTAGAGATACAGCATTGAGACTTAGACAACAGGGTATGGATTTAGCCAGAGCTCAATTATCTTCTTTTAATAATCTTAACTCAAGAAACAACGCTGTTATGCAATCAGTTGGTAGTCAGAGACAAAATCCTTATCTTATAAAGACAAACCACGGTGAAGAAGACATCACTTGGTTGTTAAAATAGATCTATTTATATATAAACTGCATTTAAATGGCGGACACTTCTTTATTTGGTAGACTTACAAGACTCTTTTCTAATGACGTAGTAATACGTAATATTGGAGGAGACCAGCTTAAAGTTGTAGATACCAATTCAATTCAAAAATCACCTAAAGTAGCAACTAATTCTTTAGTTGACAGATTTAGTAGACTTTATGCATCTAACAATGCTAACGTTTATAATCCTAATCTTAACTACCAGACATTAAGAGTTCAGCTCTATGCTGATTATGAAGCAATGGACAGCGATCCTATTATAGCTTCAGCATTAGATATTATATCAGATGAAACTACAATTAAAAACGACCAAGGAGAAGTAGTATCGATTAAATCATCTGACGAAAATATTCAAAGAGTATTATACAACTTATTCTATGACGTATTAAACATTGAGTTTAATTTATGGTCATGGACACGTAATATGCTTAAATATGGAGACTTTTTCTTAAAGCTAGAAATAGCAGAGAAGTTCGGAGTATATAACGTGTTACCTTATACTGTCTATCACATGATAAGACATGAAGGGACTGATCCTGAAAATCCTGCAGAAGTACATTTCCAATTAGAACCAGACGGAATTACAGCAGCAGCTGATCCCCACTATAGAAGAAATCCAAATAGAAAAGATATTATTCTAGAAAACTATGAAGTAGCTCATTTTAGATTACTTTCAGATACTTCATACCTTCCTTACGGTAGAGCTTATTTAGAGCCTGCTAGAAAGATTTACAAACAGTTAAACTTAATGGAAGATGCGATGTTAATTCATCGTATAATGAGAGCACCTGAGAAAAGAATGTTCTATATTAATGTAGGTTCTATTCCACCTAATGAGGTTGAGCAGTTTATGCAAAAGACTATCAATCAAATGAAAAAAACTCCTTATGTTGATCCAAATACAGGACAATATAACTTGAAGTTTAACATGCAGAATATGATGGAAGATTTCTATCTACCTGTAAGAGGAGGTGATAATTCAACAAGAATAGAAACTACTAAAGGATTAGAATACGACGGTACTACTGACGTACAATACCTACAGTCTAAGTTATTTGCTGCTTTAAAGATACCAAAAGCATATTTCGGTTATGAAGGAGATTTACAAGGTAAAGCTACTTTAGCAGCAGAAGATATCAGATTTGCTCGTACAGTAGAAAGAATACAAAAGATAATGGAATCAGAGCTTACTAAGATTGCTCTGGTACATTTATATACACAAGGATTTACAGGAGAAAGTTTAACTAACTTTGAAATTAAGCTTTCAACGGCATCTATTATATTTGATCAAGAAAAAGTAGCATTACTCAAAGAGAAGGTAGACTTAGCAGCTCAAATGAAAGATACTAAAATGTTCTCCTCAGATTATATATATGAGAATATATTTGATATGTCTGAAGATGCTTACATGGAAGAAAGAGATTTAGTAAGAGAAGATACTAAGAGATCATTTAGAATCGCTCAAATCGAAGCAGAAGGTAACGATCCAGCTAAATCAGGAGTTACTTACGGTACTCCACACGATCTAGCATCTATGTACGGTAGACGTTCGGTAGCTACACCTAAAGGTGGATCACCAGGAGAAGTACCTCAGGGATACTCAGAATTAGAACCTGAAAAAGAACAAGAATGGGGTCAGCCAGGACCTGAAGGCGGTAGACCAAGAGAAAAAGCATCAGTATACGGTACTAATGATAATCCAATGGGAGGACGTGATCCTTTAGGTGTTCACGGTATGCACGGAGGATATCCATCAGACAATGAAAACGTTATGGAGAACGCATCTACCAAAGCTATTTACTTCAAAAACAAAGGAGCTTTTAAAAATATCGTATTTAAAAAAGATGATGCAAAAGAATCTGAGCTGCTCAATGAAGATAACATCAAAGATTTAGGTAATTAAGACATATTTATAATAGTAAACGTGTATAATGAGAATAAAACATTCAAAATACCGCAATACCGGTTTAATATTTGAATTACTTGTAAAACAAATAGCTTCTGATACTCTTAATAATAGAGATTCAGCTGCTGTTAAAGTAATAAAGAACCACTTCACCGGTAAAACTGCTCTTGTCCGAGAATTTAAACTATATGAATTTATAGTTAAGAATAGACAGGTGACGCAGTTAAAGGCGGAAACAATCCTTTCAACCATTACTGAAATATCAAGAAAAATTGATCAAACTTTACTTAAGAAGCAAAAGTATGCTCTTATCTCTGATATTAAAGAAAGCTATGACTTGAACGAATTCTTTGCAATTCAGACACCTGATTACAAAGCTCTTGCTTCTCTATACTGTTTACTAGAAGCTCAGAATAATAATAACGTTATAGATCCACAGTATTTAGTAAACTATAAATCTACTTTATTAGAGCACTTAACAACTCAAAAGCAAAATGCTGATGACGTAAAAGATACTTTAATAGAAGAGTATTCTAAATACGATAAAGATCTTAAACTATTAACATTTAAGATATTGTTAGAGAAGTTTAACGATACCTATAAAGATCTACTCCCAGAACAAAAGAATATTTTAAAAGAGTTTATTACATCTGTTAACTCACAAACACGTTTACGAAACTTAGTTAACAAAGAACTTACTAAAATATCCACTTCTGTAAATAAACTTA